GTTCCTAAAACGCTAGAGACCCCTAGGATTATTGCTGAAGAACCGACCTGTATGCAGTTCATGCAACAGGCGGTGTTCCGCGCAATCCGAGATGAGACCGATCAAACTTGTTTGGTCGATCTGATCGGGACACGTGACCAGGAGCCTAACCAGCGACTGGCATTGGCAGGATCCAGAGATGGGTCCTTCGCTACGCTCGATCTGAGCGAAGCTTCCGACCGGGTTTCTAATTTGCTTGTTATGGCCCTGTTTGATGCCTACCCAGATCTTAATGACCTGGTTCAAGCATCGCGCAGCCAGCGAGCAGACGTCCAGGGCAACGGAATTATCCGTTTGCACCGGTTCGCGTCTATGGGGAGTGCGCTTACGTTTCCTGTGGAGACCATGGTTTTTCTTACCGTGGTCCTTCTTGGGATTCAAGACGCGTGGAACCTCCGCTTTACTCGCCAGTCTCAAATTGAGAGCCTGGTGGGGTGGGTGAGAATCTATGGGGATGACATCATTGTCCCCGTAGATGTCGTACCTTCCGTGGTGAAATACCTTGAACTTTTTGGGCTCAAGGTGAATCAGCACAAGTCTTTCTGGGATGGTAATTTCAGAGAGTCTTGCGGGAAGGAATACTACCTTGGCGAAGATGTGACTATTAGTCGCGTTCGCCGGGTACTTCCTACTTGCAGGAAGGACGTGAATGAGCTGATCTCTGCTGTTGAGCTCCGGAATCACCTCTACAAGAGGGGACTATGGAGAGCTGCCAGGTATCTGGACGGACTCATTGAGAGTATCATCCCTTTCCCTGCAGTTGCAGAAACTTCATCAGCGCTAGGTCGGTTCTCTTTTCTGGGTTTTGACTCAGATCGAGACTGTCCTAGGCTACATAGGCCCCAGGTTAGGGCTGCCGTAGTTAAGTATCGTCAACGAGTATCTCACCTCGATGGCGATGCCGCACTGATGAAATGCTTAGCTTATCGCAACTCGGTCGACGAAATCGACTACGAGCCTAGATTCGCTCAAGCAGATCACCTCCGCTTCGCGGGGCGTCCTGAGGCGTCTAGCATTTACCTCAGGTGGCTTAACTCCCTTTAGGGGAGTTAATGGTAGCGATATACTGCTACAACGGGAG